GCGTAAGCGCTGCCAAAGATGAGGAAACGCCGCCAGCCTCCCGCTGAAGTGTGGAAAGATCGCTGGAAACCGAGTTGACAACGTCCCGCACGCTCGCGCCGAACGCAGTGTACGCACGACTGACATGTCCCGCCTCGGCCTCGAATTCCGAGAAGTCAAACTTCAGCAGGTATTCTCTCGGATCAGTCATCTTCTATGTCCACAACTATACGGCTACGTTCAGGTTTCTCAGGAATGCCACCCATGATCGAGTCGGACTCGATCCGAATCGGAATAGACGTACTGTTGCCCTCAGACTTCTCCTTGCGCACTTCATCAATGAGGTCCCTCCTGGCTCGCCCGATGGTCCGAGCGGGCTGAAGGTCTGTCGCAGTCTCATCGATGTCGTCCTTGTTCAAAACAATATTCTCCAAATACGCCTGCGTCTCTTTTGAGCCCCAATCCATGAGCTTCTGCATCTCTTCCGGCGTGTTCTCGAAATCGATATCCCCCTCGTCTTTCATGAACTCCTCAAGCTCCTCGGGTGTGCGCTCGACAATATCGTCCGCTTTCGAAGGAGCCCCTGGAGATAGAAGACCCTCGTCCATGAGTTTGAACCGCTCCTGTTCCTGCATCGCGAACTCCTCACGCTTCTCCATGACCATCTTGACGTAATCGGCACGCCCGAGAGCCAACGCCAAAGGCACGTACTCATCCTGCACGGGCTTACGAAGCAGACCGGTCTCCACGTCCTCTACAGGCAAGAGGTTCAGGCCGAGCATATTCGCCACGGACTCCCGAATGATTTCAGTAAGCTCACTCATCTGCTTGAGCTTCTCCTCGTCCTCTAAATTCATCGACTCCAGCTCGAAAACCCACTGGGTATCGTTCATGCCCCGGATACGCGGATCCCCGAGCGGGATCTTTCTCCGGGCCAGAATCTTGGCTTTTATCTGAAGCCTCGATGTTATTCGTCGCCAGACGGGGAAGACTCGGTCCCAGAGGGCTTCTCGTCCTCTTCCGAATTCTCCCCGGAGGATTTTTTTGATGCGGCCTGCGCATCCTCCCTTCTCGCCTCAAGCGCCTGCCATTCGTCCCACAGCGGTTCCAGTGCATCTGGAAAACGACCAGAAAGGAACTCCATCAGGTGCTCGGCGGCAAAGTATTTCTGAGAAAACTGGCCCCGGCCATCCATGAGTTCCATGGCCTGCCGTGTCTCCGCGTTGGCACTCCACTCATCCTGAAAAAACTGGTAGACAGGCACGTCGTCAACGGCACGAATACCGATGGCCAGCGTTGGGAGCCTCCAGGACGTAATGGACGACAGACGCGTGCCCATGTTGACAAAACCGTTTCGCCAGTTGCTCTCTTCCTCGTTGAGCGCCTGCATCGTCCACTTGTGACCGTGAACGACGCACTCATGCTCCAGCGTCTCACCGTCGAGTTCTCGCGCGAGATCCATCAAGATCATTTTTGGGTTAATGTCTGTAGTCATGGGCTTTCGCTCCTGTCTCCCGCTGCGCGGGGTAAATTGACGCCGATTATCGGCGTTCTCTACAAAGGTCTCATTTTCGTATAGCTTAATGTTGCGTTCACCATCACTATTCGGTCACCTTGCGCCTGATAATTGCGCCCCATCTGGCTAAACCAGCAACCCGAGTACCAGAACTTCTCCACAAAGTACTCGGCTCCTGTCACCAGGCCCTCGTAATCGTCCTTGACGCCAGCCTTACCCAAAATAGCGGAGGTAGCTTTTTCGATTCCCTTGTTCATATCCTTCTGCCAGCCAAAAGGATCCCCCGCCAACTTATCGATCCACGGAATCTTGGGATCCTCATCACTCTTGAACCTTATCCACTTCTCCTCAACGTCGATGGGGTTGTGCTGGTCCGTCAGCATCCAAAAAGGCTTGGGTGTCCCCCACACCTCCTCCATCTTGGACGAGAACAAATCGAAGCGCGCAACCTGAATTGTCAACCCGCTCGCCACGCCGGGCACTTGCTCCAAGGGCAAGCCCGTACCAACCGCATCAATTTCATACTGGGGATTAACTGCACGCGATTGACTCGGAGTCCAGGACTGGATGTTACCAATTACCAGGCCCCCGGCCTTAATCGAAATCGCATGACTTGTGCGAGTTTTTGTAGAGGGGATGGACACAGGGACCCACGGCCTAAATGGGTCGAATGCGAGCGTAGTTCAACGTCGCATTGACCATCACAATTCGATCACCTTGCGCCTGGAGATTGCGCCCCAGTTGAGAAAACCAGCAGTCGAAGTACATGAACTTCTCGGTCGTGCCGTCAGGGTTGCTCCACTTTTCCTCAACCTCAATCGCGTTGACCTGCTTGGTGAGCATCCACAGCGCTTTCGACGTGCCCCAGACCTGCTCCATCTTGGACGCAAACAGATCGTACCTCGACACCTGGATCGTAAGACCCGTGATGTTCGCAGGCACGTTCTCAACGACTTCCCCCGAATTAATACCGTCCAGCGTCGATGCCAGCTGATAAGTCGGAGTAACTGTCCGAGATTGGTTGGGAGCCCACGTCTGGATCTGGCCGATGATAGTATTCGCAACGCGGATAGATGTCGCGTGACTGGTACGAATCGTAGTATTCGGAATTAACATCTCTTATCGCCTCCTCCCTAAACTACGCCGGAGCGAAGAAGGGGTTATCCACGCTGTATTCACCGAAGAACCTCTTTGCCGGGTACTTCAGGTTAAACCAGTACTTGAAATAGAACGAGCGCGGATCGATACTTGACTGGTACACCTGGATGTCCATCGTGGCATCGATGTCTCGCGGGAATCCCGCCTCATCACGATACGGCGCAATAGTCCTTGCGCCAATCTGGGCAAGTATGCCCAACATAATCCACTTCTTGATATCGCTGATGAAGTCGGCCAGATCGTCCGGCACGACACCCACGAGATTGTTTTCTATCAAGTTGTTGACTGTATCGGTAACCGCGTCCTTCTGTGCGCTCGCGCTCGGCTCCTCGAACTGGATGACCTTGGCGGCCCCGGCTTCAGTGGTCAACGGATCGAGCAGTACGAACCGGCCAGCATCCACGGTGACGACCGTGACGCCCTTGTCAGCCATCGAATGCCGCTCGCCCCGCAGGTACGTCTCGAAGCCCTCCTCGTTGAAGCCCCTGACAAACTTTCCGAGAAGCGCGCTCGACGGACTCGGGAGCGCCGTGTATAACGCACACACAGCAACCGAGAGATAGGAACCATCGAGTTCCAGTGTGACCTCCTGCGCCGTATCCAGAGTAATGGTGCGCTCGACCTCACCGGGTGAGCACAGAATGTGGCGGCCACGACCAGGTGACGTGTTCCCCGGCTGGAGAACTTGGGTCGACCTGTAGATGAAAGTATCGGGCGTATCCGGATCTCCCGGATCAGTGCCCCGCGCCATGCCGTACCAACCGCGCCGATAGTGCTTCTCCAGCATTGAACTCTGGCCGGAAACATGCTGCATCTCGTACACCGCCGTCACACGCGTCGTATCGATCACCGTGACCTCGGTAATGCCCTTCTTCGTCTCGCAAACATCGATAGCCGCGTTGATCTGATTCTGCGTCGGGATCCCCGGCGTGGTCACATCGTTGATCTGCGTAAGCCAGACACTCGACGCATTGTTCTCGAACGCGATCTCGCCCGCGATGCAGAGCTTGTTGCGCATGTAGTTGCTGAGCGTGAGAGGCGAGCAGTATTCATACAGCTGATCCGGATCGAACACACGATGTGGTGTCGCATAGTCCGCATCGGGCCGTGTGTAGTCATAGGTAATGTAGTAGGTCGAGCCAAAGGCCGGACGCAGGCCCAGTCCATACACTTCGTAAGGCAATGTGATGCCCGCACCGAAGAGAGTCGCGAACGCATCGTTGGTGATCGCAACAAACTCGATACTCGACGCCCCGCCTTTCTGCTGAGGAAGATTCTCAAATGGTATGGGCGTGTCGAGCTTGATCGCAGCAGCACCGTCATCTGAAGCAAAATGGCCCAGAACCGGACCATAACTGGTAGACGCGTCGAGCGCCGTGTTGATGTCCAGAGCAATATCAGCTGCGGCCTGCGCGCCACCTGCGGTGAGAGTAACCGTGATCAGCGCCCCCTCGTTGACCGAGAGACGAAGTTTGTCGTTCGTACCCAGTACAATGGCGTAGGGACCCGTCAAGCCGGTCAGAGTACTCTCGACCCAATTGGTAGTCGCAGTCCACTCGATGAGGTTGCCGTTCTCGTCCCAGTCCGTATCCTCGATAAACGAAGAGCCTCCGGCATATGAACCCACTTGGATAATCTGATCGAGAGGCGTGGCCGTTACCGCGTTGGCCAAGGCATCAGTGAGAAGGTCGACACTCACATAATCCAGAGTGTACGTTGCGGTAGCAACATAACTCGTATCCTTGATCCGAACTATCGTAGCGGCCTGGACACCTGCGGTGGCCGTGGGAGCCCACGCGGTGTTGGAAACCTCGGATGCGCCGTCATTCGTGACCCCCCTCGCCCCAGACAAAAAGACCTTAACATCGGAAGCCGAGGTGGAAACCGGAGACGTGATCGTGATGATCTCCTCCGCCACACCCGTCGCGTGAGTCACTACTGCTGCGTAGGCCAAGCCATAATCGGCAAAGTACGTTCCAGCCGCGTCTCCCAATTCATAGTTGACGGCATCACAAATATCCGTCGCCGTCGCCGCCGCAGGCGCACCACCAATAGCCGTGACCGCCGCGTCGAGGTCAATAGTAACCACGCGCAGAGCATCCAGAGCCAGCGTGAAGTACTGGGCTGTTCCGGTAAGGGCCGAAACATCGATAGCTGCACCTGCCCACTCATCACCCGTGAGATACGCGGGCATGAACCACCAGTCTCCCAAACCCAGCTCGTTGTCATTCATGTAAAGCTTGGCCGCGTTACGATCTCTATTTGAAGTGTTCACCAACGTGGCGACAAAGGGAGTCGAAGCAGCAACCGTAAGCTCCTCATCATAAACTTTACCTCGGATGGGAGCTTCATCCACGGCCCTTCGCGTCCTTGGTGCGATGGCAACAATGGACATGATGCGCTCGGATGAGACGGAAACTGCCCCGGGGGAGATTACTTCGCCTATAAATGCGCCTGGATCTTGGTACTGGCTCAATGCAATAGTCATCTCGAAAACCTCCTGAGATTCGTCAAAGATTATTATATAGGGATTGATGTAGGGGGTCTAAAGCCGGTCAGAATTTTTTTGGGGGGGGGGTATGTTCAGAAAAAGAAAGATTACTCCACATCAACCTGGTGAACATTATAATAATCCCCGGACGGAAGGTCCTGATTATTGACGATATTCTCAGGATGTAGCCAGGTCGCCAGCCCACGATTCACGTCTCGGTTGACAAAGTCCACGGAAATCAGGGGTACCGAACCCCGAATCGAATATATCTGCTCACGCTGGTCTCCACCGGCTCGTGGAGTTTGATATTCACCCGACCACGAAAACTCCCCGCGTAAGATTAACTGATAAAATTCAGCGGGTTCCAAGTCCGGCATATAGTAAGATCTGCCAATAATTTGGAAAAATTGGCGCTCCATGTAAAACGCGAAATAATCGAAAACAAGATCCGCAAGCTCCGTCCGAACGTTCAATGAATCCGAAACAACGTCAATATTGATGGTCATGTCCGCCGCGACCACGAATCTCTGCTTCGGCAAATTCCCCATATTCTCGGACGTATCAGATTGACCCACGGTCAACCCGAGCGCAGTCAGACACGCAGAATCCCCGCCGATGACCTCAACAGAGTTCGGGACGCCCGAGGCCGCAGGTCCGCCCGCGACGATCCGCAGGAACCCGTCTGGAGTCGTGACCGCGTGATAATACAAGGCCTGCATATTGATCGCGGCTGCCACGTCATCCACCGACGCATCGTGAATATCCCCAAAAATCACAGTATCGAACAGGATCGTCGAGATCTCGGACACGGTCCGCATCGCAGGATTGTTCGCATAAGGATAAGTCTTCAACTGGAGGGTCCAACCGGGCTGAAGATCAAAATTGCCCTGGTTCGCCGCCATGATACTTGGCGAATACTGGCCAGCCGAAGCAAAATTGCCGCCAATACCCAACCTCTTCTCCTTCACGGACGCGGACGTAATGGCGATCATGGGAAAACGGTCGGGCGTATCGGCCTGGGACATGATGAGGTTCATCACGGTCTCCATGCTCCGCTCGGTCGAACCTGCACCATAATGTGCAAATTTTTCAATATTCAAAAACTCACCAATCTTCGCCCGCATGTCGGAAGACTTGTAGCTGAAAAATCTACGAAGTTCCGAAGCGATGGCGTCTTTGGTGGTCTCTATGAGTTGCCCGAACTTGGGCGGATCGGCAGCATCAAAAGGATCTGCCGGGCGGTACGCACGCGAATCTGAGAAGTCATCAACCATCAAAACACCAACCCCACGGGTCCGGCGGGATCCGCAATCCGGATCTCAAAGGTTTGCGAGACCAAAATGAAACCGAATGGGTCGGAATTTTGCCATGAGGTAGTCACGTACCGACTGCCCTCCCGGGCACCGTCCAGGACCTCTATAAAAACCAAAGGACCCTCAAGCAGCTCCCCCGGGCTCCCGAAATCAACCTCGGGGTCAAAAAACGCGAGACCCGCCGTCCAGAACGAGAGACCATCCTCAACCGGAATATCACCGTACTCGTACTTCCGTTGCCTTGTCTTGGGCGGCTCGCGCATGGCCAGAATCCAAGGACCCATGCGATACTGACCGGCTGACATGTGTGTCTGAGGAATCCGAGCATACCGCGCACGCAAGATTTCAAATTGTGGCGAGACCACCGCCGCTGTATCCCGGCTCAAGGTAGCCCGAAAACGAATGCTGCCGGTCTCTGGATTTACTGTCGCCAAGTTAACCAAGGCGTCCCACGTATCCCCGGCATCGAGCGAATATTTAACAACCACCGAAGATTCGACAACCTCGGGCAGGAAATACAGCGCCTGGGTTTCCCAAACGGATCCGAAAGCCGTCCGCGAGAACGACATATCAGGGCTCTCAATGGTGCCGGTGAGCTGCCCATCCTCCAGCACGACCTTGGCCGACTTCCAACCCTGGGTGAGCTGCACGCCCTCCAGAGAGGCTCCTGGGTCGCTTCCCGAGAGCCACAAGGTCTCGTACCCGAACTTGAGGTACCCTGGAACGATACCCACGCCATGACACGCACCGCATTTTCGATCTGCCTGCTGATTGCTTTCTTTATAGCAAGCACAGCGCGTGCCTGTCTCAGCCCCCCGCCAGAGCGCCGCACGGAGAGATCCTGCCAAGATTTGGTCCATGAGGAGCGCACGTTGGCGAGCATGCTCCTGGTTGGCGAAGATTTGGGCATGCGAACTTTTTCCCCAGTATCCGACTGCCATGTGAGCGCCGGGAACCTTGCAACCTCGATCAAGAGGATCTTTGCCGCAGAAGTTGTTGTCATCGGTCATCAACAGTCCTCGGAGTTCGGGTAAAAACTGGCGTCAAAGGTGATCATCAACAGTCCTTAAAGTTTAGGCAAAAACTGGCGTCAAGGGTGATCATCGGCTTTCCAGGAGTTTAGCAAGGAGTTCGTCTAAGGTTTTTTCGCCACGTCCTTCGTCGTACTCGGAAATCAATTGTTGCCATCTTGCATTATCGACAAGGTTCGCGAACTTTTTGTTCTCTTCGCGAACGTTGTCGAAAAGGTCAATTTTGATTTCTTCTACAGGCATGTGGCCTCCGACAACGATTGCGTGTCCCAGAAATGGTCTGGGATTTCAGCCCGTATCTCATCAGGTAGCTCCTCCGGATGAGTATACCACTTCCGCTTATTGGTAGATTCCCACAGAGGACGAAGATTGCTCCAGTGCGCAGCTTTTTTGTATTGCGCAGGGTTGGTAAGATCGAAACTGCTCAATGGAATCCAATGATCTAGCTCCCAACCACCAACCCCATAGTTGTCCCAAGACATTTGTAATCCCGTGTCGGGGTGCGAATAGAAAAGGTGTTCCAAATAAATTTGAAGTTCCTCAAACGTACACCCAAGATCCTTATGTATTGAACCACCGCGTCTTACCCCGCTAATGTACTTTGCCATTCGAGTACGGAGAGCGGCTGAGAGACGAAATTGAATATCACTTCGCCGCCTATCCCTAGAACGAGAATTAATTAACTGACGCCCCTGCTCAGATAAAGAATATTTTTTGACACGATCTTTGTGCTTGACTGGATTGGCCTTGTAGTAGCCATGGGCACGTTGCGATGCACAACATTTACATTGATACAGCAAACCATCCTTGCTAGCTTTCGAATCTGTATAAAACTCAAAAACATCCTTCTCAGTCTTACAAGTAGGGCAATATTTCTTTCCACACTTAGGACGTTCAACACGCTTTTTGGCAGAATGACGCTCTTTCTCCTTGTGCCGTTCGCACACACTGCAATTACTACGTAAACCATCACTCTTCTGAAAATCTGTGCGAAATTCTGATCTATGTTTTTCTTCTCCACAAATAGAACAAACCTTTGACACGACTTCAACTGAGTTAACTCTGTGTGCCGCACTGTGTTCCACATTTTTTACCCTACGGCACTCCTTACATCGCGGGCGTAACCCATCCAACCTGCGCCGGTTCTTGCCAAAGAAAGCTTCATCCTTTTCAATCCCACAAGTACAACAACGCTTCAACGTGATTTCCCCTACAGGCATCACATTCCACCCGGAGATCCACCCTGCCAGATCCCTCGGAACAAGGATCCACTAGGCGCAGAACTAAGGAGCATGGAAAAGGCATAGTCCATTCTTATCTCGGCAGACATGGTACCTGACCCAATAAAATGCTGTTTGAACGGCGTAATGGACGAATCCAATTCCTGCTTCAGATGCGAGAGGTACGCTGCAAGAGGGGTTCCATGAGCCAAGGTAAAACTTTGCCCACTGTCCGAATACTGCGGAACATCCGTGTCGACAGCGAAAAGCAACTGACTCGTAATCCCCTGATACATTGCAGACTTGATAAGAATGTTTGAAAACATCTCAATTGGAAACGCATCCAATGAAACCCATGTTGGGTATGGCTGCGCTTGACAGATGTAGCTTAGCCCTAAATGTAATGCAGTGATTAATTGGCCGTCCGTATACCCCGTAAAGCAATACTGCTCGGGCAAGTTCGGCTTGACCGTCTTGTCGATCATCATCCTCAAAGTCGGCAACAGCGACAACACTCGCGGAGATACTATTTCGACAACCTGTGTGCAGTACACGTCCTCCGTGTCCTCGTCCTGGCGTGAATGCCAGTTGAAAAGCAAACGCTGCGCGACGTCTGTCTCGGTTGCCTCATCACCCCAGTTGATATGATACTTGCCCGCAGCTTGACGAACTATCCGCTCCGTGGCGGAAAGTGCGTCAGACTTGGGCCAGTATAATTCATGGAAATACACATTTCCCCCAAGGTCAGTCACTTCCAAATCGAGTTCACCCTGGGCATCGCCTGTAATAGATGTGGTGGCATCAATATCAACAAGTTCCCCGGCGGCATCCCGCAGTTCGATGTTGATCCGGCGCTTCGAATTGAGCCTCGCCAACTCGATCATGCTGGCAACGGACGGGCCTTCCAAACCTGCCTGGATGATCATGCAGCCTCCCTAAACTCCACGGTCCAGTCATCCACGAGAACCGTTTCAAACCCGAGACGATCCTGCACCTCTTCGCGAACTTCCCAAAGCGCATCGATCATCCCACCATCTTCGAAACTTTGGCCAAGGATGTCTTGGCCCTCAAACACGAAACCTCCGGAAGTAGACTTAAAAAGATTTGCACCAACATCGTATTCAGCGCGGCCTCCCGGAATAAAATCCTGGAAATGCCACGCAAGGCTCTCAGTGATGCGCTCACGACGGTCCGTGTCCGATTCCGCCAACGCGGTAAACCTGCTAAAATCGATCCCTGCAATTCCCGTCAATTCCATGATCAGTTCCCTACCCAAATTCAACAAATGTTTTGTCAGGGTCATCAATTAGATCGTGCATCGCATTCATTGCCTCATGAAACTTCGCAACACCAAACTGCGAAAAAAGATCGCAATCCGCTTCGCGCAGCGTGTAGAGTGCATCCACAATATGGTCCATCGTCACAGCCTGCTCCTCCAACACTTCGTTGATGTCTCTTCCCGAGTCAGTAGCCTGAGCAACCCGCTTCATGCCCGTGTCTGTAATTCCCTTGAGTTTCATTTCGTCTCCTTATAAAGTGGGCAACAAGTTGTCAGCCCATCAACTAATCTCCCAGAAGAATGACAACGACCTTGGCGTCGACCGGGGCCGTGGACGTGATATCGATCTGAGTGATTCCTGCCTTGAACATTGCGATCCAGCCGCCTGATTCGTCAGTCATCGAACTCCCTTTCAGGGAAAAATTATCGGAGCCACCATTGAAAACGACATCGATGTCTTGGTCGGTACCGATGTAGACAAAGTCCGCCTTGGCCAAGGTCTGGAAGTTGACGGCAACAACCCCGGCTGCGGGCACAACGTAATTGCCTTCGACCTTCTCTTCGAAGTCCAGCTGAGGACCATACGTCGATGACGGATTCTTGATCGGCGACCCAAAAACGGGCGAGACGTTCGGACCACCCGGGAGGGCCGGGTATATGATTTTGGCGGTAACTGTTGCTTCTTCTGACATTTGCCTCTCCTATCTCGTTTCGGCCAGACCGTAGTTGAGACCAACGGCCAGCGCGCCCGTTATTAGAACACCGACGCTGAACCACAGCGCGGGGGCTCGATACCACTTTTTCAGTGATTGAATTTCGTCCTTGTAGTACACGGCTTGAGCTTCCGTAACCTTCAACTGCTCGTCAAACGCAGTCTTCCACTTGTCGCTGATCTGCTCCGTGATCTCGATGTCCTGGCGCAGCAGGAGCACGTACTGGGTCTGCGACCGAATCTTCAATTCAAGTAGCTCGACCTTTGCCTCGATCAGCGGAAGCCGCCGCACGTCCTCCAACAACAGATCGGCCTTGGCCATGGGAAACCACATGCCGGGTACGCCCTCGTGCGTGAGAAGGATACTCTCGGGCTCGGCTGACGCTGAAGCCGAGAGGAGGAGCAGGGTGAAAAGTATGACAATGAACCGCACGTCAGTACCCCAACTTTTTGAATTCGTCGAGCTTCTCCTGCGAGGTCATTCTCTTGACCTCCCCACCCGACTCCTCGATCTTCTTGTTCAGAGCCACGATTTCGGCATCAATGGCCAGTATATCAGCCTCAACCGTGCCTTCTTGTTTACGAATCATCTCACGCTTGCCCTCCAGCCGCGCGACCTCGCGCTCGGCCTGGAGAACCTTGATCTTGTGCTCGTTGATTTGGGCCTTGCGGAAGTATTTTCGATACCGAATCCCGGCGAGCATGGCGAGCAGGATCGCAAGCCCACCGACCGCCCACTTCCAGTGGCGTTTTAAAAATCGCCAAGCTCGTTTCAGCCAGGGCATCAGCTATTCAACCTCTCCATGCACAACCTTAAACTCGTCCGCAGGCCTCGCTATCTCCTCACCGTAATTCTCACAAAACACGATAGCTATCGGAGTAGAATACATCGTGGTATTTGTTTTGACCACCACCCCCGGACCGAACTTATAATGTTCAACCTTGTCCCCCGGAACCAAACTGGTATATGACCTCTGTTCAGGTTTGTCTTGCTCCGTGATCTCTTGACCACGATCTGAAACCTGGGCATCCTGCCTCCTGGCAATCCGCTCCATCCCCGTGTCTGGGATACCCCTGAGTTTCATCTTACTCCTCGGCTCCCATCTTCCGCGCCAACTTGATCCTCGACGCGAGACTGACAGTCACTATCTTGTAGATCATGGATGAAACGGTCCCGAGCGCACCGCCTACAAGCAGCTGCTCTCTGATGGTCTCCGGCGGCAGTAGAAGTCCACCGGCAACACCCAGAACGACCGGAATGAATGGCAGCAACCTCATCCCAACCTGGTTCTGCTTGAAGAACTTTGTGAAACCCTTCTTCAAGGCCTGAACCAACCCGGCGATAACCACGGGGAGCGCGACGTACACACCGTATTCAATGAGCAGATCGAGAATTTTTTCCACAATGTCCTCCTCAGTAGCGATCCGAAACCACCTTCGACAAGAACGTGATCACGATTGGCACATCAACTATGCCACCATTGTCCAGCTCGACAACAAGCGGAAACCCGCCGGGCCGATTAAAAGGCTGGGGCGGCGTAGGCTGTACGCGATTCGCAGGCAAATGTGCGGCATTCGTGTAAAACCTTTCCACTATTTCAGCACCTGCCGCAAACGTGCCGTTGCCTTGTGTAAGTCCACCCTGATGTGTACTGATGACGGTGGCAGTGTCATTCTCACCGAACGGGCTACCGGTCCAGCCTCCTCCATAGAAGACCTCCCAGTCGAGCGCGCCCACTATCTCCGCACCGCGCGTGGTTGCCCAAATGTGAAAATCCTGAATCGGGACACTAATGGGAGCGTCCCAGACCCGGATTTTTCCCCCGGCGGGAACAGTGACTTCTCTGACCGTTTCTCGGGATTGACCCATGGTTCACCTCTTGAACGTAGCTGTGCCTCGATATATACAGTACCACAAGTGGATATGGGAAAGCTAAAGACAAGGACAGATTTCGGCCATCACCAAACCCGCTTCAACCAAGCACTACCAGACCTCGTCTTATGTATCTGTCTTCTTGCGGGGCACCTGGGCTCTGCCAACGGCCTCGCCCTCGGAACCAATCTCGTAGTAAGGCACAGAACACGTGTCGACCTTTTCAACCGAGATATTTTCCATATCCACCTCGGGAAGATAAATCACGAGTTCTGCACGCGGTACCGGGTCACTGACGCTGATCCTGATCGTAATTTCTTGCACCATAGGAATAGGAACACCCTCAGAATCAAAAATCTCGGTCCCTACCATAGTGCCATCAGAAGCAACCTTGACCTTTTTCAGATCGTCAAAGGATTTAGCTATTTCACCACCATGCATCTTACTCCTCCTTCATTGAACAGTGCGACCTACTCTTCGTCACCATCGTCAACTCCGGGACTCCGAACATTCAACTCCGTTTGCGCGAAGTTTTTCACGGACTTGTAGTAGCCGTGCCCGAGCAAGTACTCCAAGTCCGCCGTCGTGAGGTCCATCTCCTGAAGCTCTTCGAGCATCTCCTTGGCCCCCATGCGGTCCTTCTCGTCAACATCGGTCCCGACATTGGCGCACAGGCCAACCACGCGGGCTGTGACCTTCTCATCAGGATCCACGGGCTCACCCTTGCGCTCCTCGGCCTCCTCCTCGATGGTCGTCCGGCCCTTCTGGGTGGGATTTGTGAACGTGCGCTTGCCCTGAAGATCGGACTGGTGTTGCGCAGCCTCGTCCATCTCGACATCAACCTTCGTTCCGCGTTTCTTGGCCAGGTTGTCATAGTACGCGAGGTATTGCTCCTCGCTCAACAGCACCAAGGCCGGGGGACGTCGGTTGACCATCTTCCTGACGTCAATCGAGCCCTTGATTGCTGAAAAAGGCACCAATTGCGTCAGGTTCAAAGGCTTCTTGTTCTTTGGAAGCAAGACGCCCTCGATGCGCCCGGGGTACGTCTCGAACTGAAGCGATACCTGGGTATTGCTGACGTTCTGAACGTACACATCCCGTTCTGTTCTGAAGTACTCGGTAAAGTTTGTGATAATCGCTGGCTTCGTCATTTTGTCCTCCCTGGGATCTCGTTTCAAACGAATGATAAAAGGCCTTGAGCCAACAACGACCGCATTGCCGCTGTTGACCAATTTTCGTGCCCTGGCAGGATGAGTGTAGGACAAGACGGCATTGTCCGGTCCCAAGACGGGAATACTTTCAGCCACATTCGAGTTCCTCTCGGAATGCCAGGATACTATCCAACCTCCCGCTCACGCGGGGTTAAAACGCAAAAGTCGGATCAGGCCGAGGGATTTACAAGATCCCCCGGCCATCACCTCAAGCAGCAAACGCTACTTCGTACCTTTCGCACACGACCGGCTGTTCGCAATCGCAAAGCCGATCATTTCGATGAGCGCCCACCCTTTCACCGTCTCCTGGTGGCTGTACTTGTTGTACGGCTCGGAGAACAGTTCGATACGGACGCCCATTTCGCCCATGTAGTCCGCGCCGGTCGTCGCGTAGAAGGTTCCCGGGGGGATTACTTCCTCGACGCCTGTTCCGGCGGCGGTCAGGATCTGAGCGTTCAAGATGTTCCCGATGTACCCGGCGAGGATCAACTCGCGCTCGGTGACCGGATCCACGGCAGCCGACATCGTCTTCACGATATCGCTGAGTTCTGCCCTGGAAATCAAGAAGTTTTCGACCATGAGACGGTGGCGCTCCACCTGGAATCTCACGTCCTCGAAGGCGTTGATGCCCAGAGTCGCGAACGTCGTGACCGCATTCTCGGTCTGTGCGGCCTCGTCGATCAGGGCAATACCGGCCTTGTCTTCCTGAAGCTCGATCTCCTGACGGGCAGTGTCCTGCGCGCGGTCGAGCACATCGAAGTTCATCTGGTAGATGTCCTGGATGTCGATGCTCGGGAACGAAGTCACCTTCCACTCGGGAGGCGTGATCCACTTCGTTTTGATCCGCGACTCGGGGGACTGGCCATCCTGGCCCACGACCCACGCCGTGGAACGGATGTCCACGGGCAGCCGGAAAAGCTCGGCCTGCGCCAGCTTACGAACCCGGTAGATCTTCCTGGAGAAACCCTCGTAATCGAGGATCGCCTTGATCGGAAGCGCCAGCTCCTGGCCCACAATGTGGAAACCTTGGCCGGTCGGATCCGTCAGCGCCGCACCCAGGATGTCACGCCGAGCCTCCTTGGAGATGCGCGACTCGGTGTCGGGACGATAAAAGCTGAGCGCCTTCGCGTTCTTCTTCACGGTCTCGCTGAGCAGCTGATTGACCTGCGTCAATGCATCCCGATCATCGTAGGCGTTGATCTCACCGCGCTTGTCGAACATCCGTCGATTGGTCCGGTTGGCTGTCGCCCCCCGGCTCGAAGGATGATCGTACCCCTGCGGATTGAACGTCCCGTTGCCCTCGAAAAGCCGCTCGTCATTCTTCGAGCCGAACCGACTACGCGGACGCGCAGCCAGACGCTGACGCTTTTCATCCGTGGTCGGAGCCGCATCGCGCCGATTACGCGGCGATTTGGGTGCTTCGCGTTCCGAAGTCCTGCGGGCAGTCCGCGAGGAAACGGGGCGACGATTTTTTGAAATTCGCTTGTATGGATTTTTCATCGTGTGCCTCCTTTCCTAACTGACCATGCCGCCGACGTAACGGATTCCCAAGAAGGGATCGTCCGCAGTCGGGGGTTGAAAGACCCTACCGATGTAAGCACCGGCACCCGCCTTGGTCACAAGACCAGACTTGGTGTCGCCTACTGCACCGGCTTTCAGAACGTCGTTAACCGCATAGGTCTGGGCCGGGTCGTACTGGGTCGTGTAAACGAAAGACCAGTCGTTGATCACAGTGATCTTGTCACCCTGGATCGTCACGTCGTCCGTGAAGTTCCAGAAGTTACGACCTTCGAACTTCAGCTCCTGCTCGGTGACCGGGTACTGGTAATCCACGAGAACGAGATCGCCGTCCCCTATACCACCACCAACCACAACCCGGGTAACCTGCCCATTCACGTAGTTGACCGTGTAGTGAGTCGTCTCTGAGTACACCGTCACACCCGTGATGTCCGTCACGCGGATACCTGTAACACCAGCCGCCGACCAGAGGTTAGCGTGCGCAAGGTTGGTTGCCGCCACGCCAGTCAACTGAATCTGCTCTGCCACCACCGCTGCATACAGGGTGTTGGCCTTCGTGTACTTCGCAAAACCGAATGGGGCTACGCCGTCGCACACTACAATCTCCTGAGCCGCATTGAGGGATACGAGCATCCCTGCACGGAAGGTGGTTGAAGCGTTGGCAACGTAAGTCCCCAGGTTTCGCGTGTACTGGGTGCGCATCAGGTCGAGACCGATTGCTCGGCTCGATACCCTAAACGCTTCCATACGCGGGGAAAATGTCATTTTCTATCCTCCAATTCCTGGTATGGCGTACCGGAGTGCTGTCAGCCCCGAAGCCTGCCGAGTCTACGACCTAGCAGGGTGCCTCCGCCGACTGCATCCCGAATACCGCCCGAAACTTTTCCTGGGCCAGAAGCGGGTGGCCCGTTGTTTGTTACTGCAAAGTTCCCCTCGGCGGCCTCTCGACGCACACGCGACGAACGCCGGTTCCGGGAACCACTTTTTCTTGCTGTTGCCTGTCCGGCATCTCCAACGGGAGCGGGGGCCTGATCCTTGAGATCATCCTCCGCATCCGCGAGATACTGATCGTCCTTCTCCAGGAGGTCAGCCGCGCGCGCGAGCATGTTGGCCATGAACCGATCATGGCCCTCGGCGGCAATCAACTCCGTGAGTTCGAGTGCCGTCGCCATGTCCATGCCCGTGAAATGCTGGCCATCCATGAACTGAATATCTTCCCCCGTGAGCACGTCGACTGCCGCAGACTTCAGCGGATGCTCCTCATGATTGAGCAACATCCTGGTTGAAGCCAACCTGAGTGCCCGCGTGAATTTCCGGACAAAATGCTCCTTCTCGGCAGCCAGCTTCTTCTCCAGTCGATGTCGGTACAGCTTGTTCAGATTCGCAGTCCTGATATCATTGTCCTCGTCCGCAAGCACGTCGCCCCGAGGACTTCCTGGTGTGTCCTGACTGTCGAACGTGGGATCGTCGGTTGTGTTTCCGGAAGGCTTTGCAGGCTGCATATCCTTGGTAACATTCTCAGCATCGTCAAAAATGTCCTTCCCCTGACGCTGCTTCCCTCGACCGAGTGCCCTGCGCCTGCGACCCGCTGCACCCATCTGAGGACTGTACTGGTTGAAAATCTCGTTACCCAGCACGTCCCAATCAATGTTGGGATCATCTACACCACCAAACATGTTATAAAGCCCGTCGGAAAAAACAGCTGCATCACCGCCACTGCTGTTATACAACTCCATGAGAGCGTCAGTATTCGACGGAGCAGCAATGACCTCAAACATGTCTATGGTTGGACCATTCATGCCACCTGAACCGATGCCAAACGCACCGCCAAGGTTCTGAAGGTCATTCATAACGCCTTTTCCCCACTCCTGGGCGAAATCCCCTAAACCAGCTTGACGCCTAATCCGAGCAAGTGCCATACGCCTGCGCCTGGCGATCATTTTCGTCTTGGTATCTGAAACAGTCGGAGGCTTCTCGCGCGTATCGACTTCATTACCATCGAGTGCGTTAGAATCCCCCTCCTCCTGCTTGTCGCGCGTATCGCTCTCAGCATCCGCGAGAACACCATCCGTCTCGGGTCCGATGTCAACCTGGGAATCAGTCATAATGCCCTCGTCAACTCCCGCGTCCTTGAGCATCGAGGCTGTCTCTTATACACATCTCCGAGCCCACGAGACGTAGAGGAATCTCGTAT